CCTTCTGCGGTAACTTATACTACGACAGTCCAGGGTGAAGGATTTACAAAAGGTTCTTCGGAATATTCAGTAGTGGCAGCAGCAAATACTGGAGCACAGAGAACTGGAACAGCAGTGGTTACTACAACAGAAGGAAATAAGACAGCGACTGTTACTTTAACACAATTAGCTGGAGCTTAAAATTATCTGACAATGGGAAAAAGAAATAAACGAAATTCTCAAATTAAGTCAAAGCCAGACTTTTTATCGAGTCTGGCTGGACTTTCTTTAGAAGAACTTGATTCGATACAGAAAGCAGCCCCTATGGCATTTCAAAGTAAACTTCAATCAGCTTTGAGTTCTAATGATACAGAAGAGTTATTGAAAGCTAATTTGTATTTAGGTGAAATCAATAAGACGAGTCCACATATACAATCTGTTTTCTTTGACCCTAATGATTTAGCGGGGAATGGTAAAGGATTCAAAGATTCAAAGGGAGTTCTATCATTTTCTACTCTTCGAAGAATGGGAGATATTTATATCATTCGTGCAATAGTTAATACACGTATTGAGCAAGTCCAAAATTTTCTGCATTTTTCTGAAGATGAACAAAAAGAAGGATATACTATCCGAAGAAAGAAAAGTCTATTCAAAGAAGAGAAAGAAGATGAACTTTCTAACGAAGATAAAAGAAAGATAGAGAACATTGTGAAATTCCTTGAGAATGGAGGATGGAATGAGAAGTGGGATAATATAGATAGTTTCCAAGAATTCGTCCGTAAGATAACGTTCGATAGTCTTACATTGGACCAACTGGCATTTGAAGTTGTCAGGAGTCGTGATTGGGAGTTGAAGAAGTTCAGAGCAATTGATGCATCACTCATTCGGTTCCTTGATACTATTGACCCAAGACAGAGAGAAGCTTTTGAAGGATATAGGTTCAAAGGTTACTTGCCGAGATATTGTATGGTATGGGATGATATGATTATTCGTAATCCTATGACAAAAGAGCCGATATTGTATTATCCATGGGAACTTGGATTCGGTATAAGGAACAAGACTTCTAATATCCGTAAGAACGGATATGGTACAAGTGAACTTGAGACTCTTGTAGAGATTATCACATGGATATTATGGGGAATGAGTTATAACGGATTATTCTTCAAACAAGGTTCTCAACCAAAAGGATTCATCAATGTAAAGAATGCGAATATTTCACAATCAACATTGAATGAATTTCGTCAGGCATGGATGCAGACGATGAGGGGAGTTGAAAACTGTTTATCTGAAGAGAGTTTTATTATAACTAAAGATGGAGGTTTTTCAATTAAAGATGTTTTAAAAGGAAAGGATGAAAAAGAAATAGAAATTTGGACAGGAAAAGAATTTCAACGAGCTTGTGTTTATAAAACAAGTGAGAAGAAACAGCTTACTAAGATGAAACTTAATAATGGAATGGACATTAATTGTTCCCCTAATCATAAGTTTAAAGTAATATCTGACGATGGTATTATAAAATGGAAAGAAAGAAAGGATATTAAACTTGGAGATTTTGTATTAGTTAATAATAAGATTATCGATGTAAATAAACAGAAATTTATTTATAAAGGCAAAGAAGTTGATGCTGACTTATTCGAATTTTTAGGTTGGGCAACAGGAGATGGTTGGTTTGGAGAAAATTTACCAAGAAAGAAAAGAATGTCTACTTTTTATCATTCTATAAAAGAAAGAGATATTCAAGAAAGACATTCTCAAATTCTAAACAAATACGGAATAAATAATAAACCTAAAGAAATTTTTTATTCTAAGAAACAACAGGAAGATATTATAGAGAAATTTGGTTTTAATTCTGTAGCAAAAAGTAGATTAGAAACTTGTATTATCGATAGTGATTTTATTGAATGGATTTTTGATTTAGGATTCGAATCTTCTAAAAATGGTAAAGTTATTCCTACTTTTTTATATTCAGTCAGGACTGATTATAGAAGAGCATTTTTGAGGGGATTTTTTTCTGCAGACGGTTCTGTTGTAAATAAACGATATATTCAAATGTTTATTACTTCAGATTCTTTAAGAGAAGCGACTAAACAATTATTACTTACAGAAGGAATTTGTTGTGGAGTTCATGAGCAGAATAATTATAAAGACCATTTTACTCATAAAGTAAAACCACAAATGATTCTTATTAAAGATAATAAGTTATTCTTTGAAAGAATAGGATTTTTGCAGCAACATAAACAACCTATAGCAGGAGAATTGGATAGAAAAAGAAAAAAGACTATTCATCAAAGTATGGTTATTAATACATTAAAAAGTTTACAGAAATGGATTAAAGAAAATAAAATAAAGTATATTGATAAAAATGATAGTAGTGTATTCGCTAATGCTTATTCAGGAAAAGATTCTATGTCTAAAGAACGATTAATTACATTTATTAATAAATATAATTATCCTTTAGGCGATGATATAAAAGATTATTCTTTTGAAGAAGTTATAGAATTAAAGGAAAGTGAAGAAAAAGTTCAAATGTATGACGTTGAAGTTTATGATAATGAACATCAATTTGTTGTAAATGGAATGATTTCTCATAATTCTCACAGAGTACCAGTTATCAATGGTATCGATTTGGAATGGATTGACCTCCAGAAAGGAAACCGTGATATGGAATTCAATGATTGGTTGAAATTCTTGGTTATAATGAGTTGTTCTGTCTATAGAATAGACCCTACGGAATTAGGATTCCAATTCAAAGACCAAGCTCAAATCTTTGGACAAGATGGTCAAAAAGCCAGATTGCAACATAGTAGAGAGAAAGGTTTGAAACCTATTCTTATATTCCTGGAGAATGTGATTACGAAATATATCGTAAGTGAGCTTGATGAAGATTTCGAATTTTCATTTACTGGTATTGAGGTTGAAGATGAAGAAGCTCAAGTAAAACTTGATGCTGAGAAGCTTGAAAAAGGTATGGTTGCAATGCAAGATATATTCCAGAAGTATTCAGGAAGACCACTTGACCCAGAAAACGATATCATTATCAATCAAGTTTATCAGACTGCAAAGCAAGCTGAACAACAGCAGCAGATGTATGGAGCGTCTGTTCCTGGAGAATCAGAAGAAGCAGGAGTTCCAAATGACGAAGAATCATTCAGTGAAAACCCGTTTGATAAGTATAAATCATTTGACAATAATCCTATACTTGCAGAAGCGATAAATTATTATAAAACTAATTTATACAAGTAATGCCGCCGATTAAAAAAGTTGATGGAGTTGATATCAAACAGATGGCTAAAAAGTCGAATGTTATATATCATACAAAGGACCCTATTCGTTATCCGAAAGTCCAATGTGGATATGAAGGATTGGCACAAGTTATGTTTTCAACTCAGGTCAATAATATGATGATAGATTTAACTAAGGAAATGACTAAAATTGCAAAACAATGATTTTCACTCCTGATGAAATACAGAGGTTATTCGATATTATAGATTATCGACTTGCAAGAATTGTTGCAGATGTTCTTGGTGAGAGTAAATTATCTTCTGAAGACAAGGAGTTATTAAAAAGGTATGGTTATAAATGGAAGGATGAATTGAAGAAATTACCTCCATATTATCAATCATACCTTTTCGGTAGGCTTTCAGGTCAATTGACTCCAAGTCAATTAAAGACATTAGATTACAATGACCTTTTGTCTTATATAGATAAGAAGCAGTATAAAGTATTGACAACTTCAGAAATGGCAATGTATGATGCTGCAGCGACCCGAACTTATTCTTATATAAAGACAATGGGAAAAAGAATGCGAGATATTCTCTCAAATTCTATATCTGAAGAAGAGGTTAAGCTAATAGCAGAAACTCAAAGACAACTTGAATTAACCACCATTAAGAAGGAAATAATTGAAGGAACTTTGAAAAAGAAATCAATCCAATCTATTATCAGTAGTATAGGACATTCGTTGGACGATTGGAATAGAGATTGGGGCAGAATAGTCGAGACTGAAATGCAATACGTCTATCAAATAGGTGTAGCACAACAGATAATGAATGAACATGGTGCAGAAGCATTGGTATATAAACAAGTCTATCCTGGTGCATGCAAATATTGTCAACAACTCTATACAACTGGAGGTGTAGGTACGAAGCCAAGAATATTCAAGTTGATTGACCTAATAGCGAATGGTGACAATATAGGTTTAAAGTCAAAAGATTGGAAACCAACTCTTGGACCAATTCACCCGTATTGTCGTTGTAATATGCGTTATATCCCGAAATCATACGTTTGGAATGACGAAACGCAATCATTTGAACCAGTCAAATATTTTGATAGAAAAGTTGAGAGAAGAAGTAAAGTTAAGATAACAGTCGGTAATAAAGAGTTTGTAGTATGATAGGATATACAGAAGATACATTAGTACAAGTCTTGAGAAAGAGAGTTGAAACGTTTGAAGACGATAGACCTAAAGAAGAAAGATTTGAAGACGAATTCATCAAAATCAGTGACCTTAATAAGGATGGGATTGATTTCGTCAAGATGCTTCATATCCCTACATTCAGTTTCAGATATATGCCAGCAAAAATAAATGTAGGAGGTTACGACGGTAAGATGTTTATATTGACACTTGAGAATGGTGAAGAAATTTCGATTTGCGAAAGTCAGAAATTATTTATTGGCAAATATTCTCAAGAATGTTGTTTACCTATTTTAGATGAAAAACTTTTAAGTGAGATGACTGAAGGTGAGTGTTTGAATAGAATATCAGGTTCATCTTTAAGGTCAGATAGTGAGGAACGAAAATTATCGATTGAAGAATATGCAAAAAGTTTTGAAGATACATCTAAAAGTCATTTTGGTGTAAGAAAACTTATTGTTAAAGATATTAAAGAAACTACATACAAAGGAACTCTTTATAATTTGATAGCACCTATAGAATACGTTATCCAAGATTTTAGTGGGATATTGAAAACAATAATACATGAATAATATGAAAGGTGGTTTTAATTCAAGTTTTGTCGAAGTAAGAACATTCGAAGGACCTAAATTCATCAAAGATTTAAAGATTGGTGAATTAATTATGAATAAAAATGGATTTACAAAATTAGAAGGTCTTTATAAAAGAGCTGCACGTTTTAATGAATCTGTTTATAATGTATATTGTCATGCTGATGAAGAAGTAGTTTTAGATAGAATATCAGGAGAGCAGTTACTTTATGTTATAGATTCAAATAAAAAGACTTGTTCATTTACAAAAGCTTCTAAATTAAAACCAGGAATGATACTCGAGGGTAGAAAGAATAGTTATATAGTCGACCGTATTGAAAAATTAGAAACTGTAAACAGATTCTTTTATAATATCTATATAGGTGAACATGATTTTTATTACGTTGAAGATATTCGTATCAAGAGTGATATTTCATAAATAGAATTCGTATATTTAGGACAAAAATTATAAAGCTATGAATATAAAGAAATTATTTGGTTTTCGCTCAAAAGAAGAAAAAATCAACCAGTACAGAAAACTTCTTCAAAAATCTCAAGATATCAATAAAGAGATAGATAATCTTGCAGATGAGTTTGCACAGCAGAATAGTATCGTTAAAAGTATCTCTACTTTAGATGCAGAAGAGAAAGAAGATGCTTTGAAAAGATACGATTCTTTTTTGAAGGAACATACTAAACACGTTGCAAGTGTCCAGAAAGAAAAGGCTTCTATAGAAAAGTCTATAAAATCATTGGAAGATGATACTGAAATTGCAGAAGCGCTTGTAGACATGAAAGACCTCTTTGAAGCTAAAGGATTATGTAAGTCTGGCATAATTTCAAAGTCTATCTATAACGATATTATCAAAGCGAAGGTTGGTAAAGTGAAATATGCAGATGTGCTTTTATTTAGGGGTGACAAACTTCTTATCCTACAGAGAG